AAGTTTACTTCCTATTGCACCGCCGATTGCTGAACCTATTGGACCACCAGCCATTCCGCCTAGTGCGGCTCCTGCCGCTCCACCTAGTCCGCCGCCGCCAGCAACACTTCCTAGTGCTGAACCTATTGGTCCGCCTGTAATTCCTCGGCCAACTGCACCGCCTATTGCTGAACCAAGTGCTCCTGCTTGAAGATCTTGGTCTCCAGGCACATCGTCTTTACCTGGAATATTAGGATTATCATCAACTGCCGCTCTAAATTTTTCAATATCATGTCTCATTGGCATTGGCATATCAGCCGGTACTGGTTTTGCATCCATTCCTGCATTTCTCATGATTGCCATCAGTTGTCCAACTTGACCTGCATCATCTCCTGACATTGAAATGTTCATACTAGCACCCTCATTTATTTTTTGTTTTTTAGACTGCTCTTCAGTTTGAATGTCAGTGAGTTTCTGTATTAATTCTTTATCATTCATTATTTGCTCCCTATAGGTGATGTTGTACCAATGTTATCGCTTATATCTTTGGTTTCACCTGGTTTAACATCTGCGATAGGATCATTAGTTTTTTCTTTTCTAGAAGTTTCCAACTCTTTGAGAAGTTCCATAACTCTTTCATTACCCATTTGTTTTTGTGCATCTGGATCTTGTTGACCCATGTCTTCAGTTTCTAGCTTTGATTGATATGGATTTTCTTCTTTTGTATCTTGATATTCATGTGCAATATCTTCTTTTGTTCTTACTAGAATGTCTGATCTTTCACACATACAACATTGTGCAATGTATTCTTCTAAAACTTGTGGTGTAGTTGGATAGTTTAAACCTGTTTCCCAATATGTCACTTCACAATTGGTCTTTTTTGGGAAGTCTAATGGACGTTCTTGTATAGGAGTTTTCTTTCCTGCACTCATTGATGCAACGCTAAATTTCTGTAAGCATTGCTCTAGGTCATCGGCAAATCCTTCTCTTAGATCTCCAGCTACTCCGATCTTAAATTCATATATTTTTTTTGCTTCGTTTAGATATTTTTCAAACATATTCCCGTCCTTATAAATTATTTATCCATATTCTTTAGTTTTTCTAACAAACTATTGCGGTCAGTTACAATGTAACCTTCTCCTTGTACAATGCTTTCTCCGTCAATTTTGCCGTCTTTGTCTTGTTTTTCTTTGCGTAATTGTAGTTCAACCATCTTTAGTTTTTTATCTATTTTAGCAACTTTGGCATCAAGGCTTGTTTTGAGCATACCACCAGCCACTTCGAATACTCTCCCAGAATATCGTGATTCAACATTCATACCTAAATCCATTAAATCGTCATATGCATCCATGGCTTTTGAAGCAACTTCATTAAGCTCTGTATCTGCCATTTCGCCCAATCCTTTTACGGCAGGCAAAGCACTGGTAATTTTATCCATTTCAGCAATATCACGTAAAGTTTCGTTTTGTTGCTGTATTGCATTATTTTTTTCTTTTTCTTTTTCTTGCTTGATTATATCTTTTGAATCAGGAAGATCAAGAATCTCTTCTAATTTTTTGGTCATTATATACTCACTTAATTGCTAGTATTATTTATCGTCTACCTTGATGGAACATATCCTTTTCTGTAATTACTCTGAATTTTATTCCTTTTGATTTAGCGTATTTACTAGCGGCTTCCCATTTTGCTTGGTTTAAAACGTAGTGTAATTGGTTATGTTTTGATTTGCCAAGATTTTCTTTAATAGTTTGATTATCAGGTTTCACCTCAATAAGTTCAACCATATTTTTTCCTTTTTTGGTTTTGTATTGTATAAAAAAATCAGGTACATATATTGTTGCTTTTCCCGTCAATGGATTTCTATATGGAATTTTTACTGCTTCACTGGCCCATGCTTGTATAGAAGGGTTCTCGTCACAGAACTTCATAAAGGCAAACTCCCAACTACTTCTATATGTTGGTGTTCTTCTGCCTACATATTTTGTGGGATTTTTTAAAGTATATTTTCCTTGAGCAAATTGTTTTGCCATGGTGTTACCCCATGATGTTTCTTGCTTCTAAAGGACTTTCTGTGTTTTCAACCCTAAAGCCAAGTGTGCTGGTTTTTTGTCTATTGAAATTTAAAACCTGTGCAACCGTATAACTTAATTGTAATTTATCTAAACCTTTTAGAGTATCTAATAGTTCAAAGACTTTGATGCCATCTATCTTTGCCTGTTGTAATAAAACAGAACCTGTTGATTGTGCCGCAACCTTATCAAATCCTTTACTACTTAAGAAACCTATAACAGCATCGACATCATTACTAGGAAATTCTAATTGATATCCGTAATAGGTATTGAAATACCTTTTTACTTTATCACCGCTACCTGTATCATTCTTAGTAGGTAAATTTAATTGTACCATTTTTACTCCTCTGCCAACATACCTGGAGCAGGACCACTAGGATTGTTTGTTGATGATGCTGAACCTAAATTAGAAAGTTCTGCTCCACTGCTTCCCGAATTAGCTAAAAAGTTTGCACCGCCTACAAGAGCGGCCGCTGTTGCTATTGTGCCTATACCGCCACCGCCTCCTCCTTTAGGAAACGCTAGATTTGACACACCACTTACATCTATACCTGTTGTTCTACCAATAGCTGATACACCTTCACTTAACAACTCGCCGCCTATACCAGAGCTTGTTAAACTTCCTGCGTTTTGTATGGTATTTGCCGCCTTCAAAACTGTACCAAAAGTAACATTGCCTCCAGTAATATCATCTAAAACACCAAAGCCACCTGCAAGTACACCGCCTACACCTAAAAGACTTGAAGCACCTCCACCCATTAAAGAGTTTGGACTAGGTGTTTTATCGTAATGTTCTTCACCAAATCCCTTAGGCCCACCTTTGCCTATTGATCCTCTACTGTAATGAACAGTTTCATATTCAACTGACATACTGTTAGTGACAGGATCACTAACGCTGTTATCCATCGTGTCATGTTGCCAAGAAGCAATTAAAGGATTTACCAATGTCATAGCTGTATATTTTTTCCTAGACATTTGATAGATTACTATACTATTAAAAAATGGTTCTAAACTATCGTTATCAAATCCATATCTATATTGTTTTTCTGCAAAAGCTGTTCCGCGATTAAATTGTGTAGGATTTTTGAATTGTTTTTTTGTTGGATCTGGAGATCCATCTGGTTGAACTGATGCATAATTTCCATCTCTAAAATAATATCTAAAATATGCTTCCCATAATGCTGTAGTTACACCATAATTATCATCGTGAAATTGTATACTAATTGGCTGATAATCTATTCTTTTTTGTATTACACGTTTTCTGTTGTATTGATGTTTGACATCAGTTTGCACATTGAAGGCAGGTAATTGAACATTTTTTACCAGCATGTTAAGTTCATTATTATGCTTTTGTGTAAGTTGTGGAATAATACTTGCGGCTTGTGAATTTATATTAAAAGATACGTGATATAGAAATTTTACCTTAGGAGATAACCTATGACTATCATCTACATATAGTCTTGCACCGTGTTGGTAGTCTGCAAGATTCCCTTTTGGGTTTAATGCACCTGATACAACGTTATCTAAAAATCCATTTAAAAAGCTCATGTAAATATTTATCCTAAAGAATTAAGTGTGTATATAATAAGAAGTAATTTTGGTCATAAAAAAAGGGCCTCGGAAGGCCCTTTAATTAATTTATAATTGCTAAAGTTCTTATGTTGAACCGCCGCCAGTAATTGCAGTATTAACTGTTCTTCCTACGGCTGTACCAATTCCTGTACCTTGTGGAGTCTGTATAGCATTATCATATCTAATTGATATTGTTACAGTTACAGGTTCTGAAGTAGCATAGTTCAGTGTATTATAGTTTGCATTTTCTACATAACAACCATATAGTTCATATGTATCTAACACAGAAGCCGCATTTGCTCCATTGCCACCGTCAAGTATTTCTATTCTAGTAACAAATTTGTAATCGCTACCAGAAGCCGCACCAGACTGTTCAAAGAAATCAAATTGTTTCTGTAATTGCTCACCAACTAATTTTTGAACATTGTTACTTACATCTTCTCTGAAATTAATTGTAATAGGTTCCCAAGTATGTTTTCCTGCAAGGAATACTTTTGAGTTGTAAATATCAACTGTCATTTGATCAAATGTTACATTTGGTCTAGTTACATCCATTACCTGTTTTGTAAGTTCTGTTGTTGGGCTTGAAGTTCCAAAGTTTTCTAACGATACCCTAAAACGGTATTGTAGCTTTGGCATCAACAGTCCTTGGTTGGATGCACTCGCGTTACTGTCCAGTGGTACTGTTAATTTTGAAAGTGTTGAAATTGCCATCTATATGCTCCTATTACTTTTATTTATCCGTTTAGAGTCCTGCTATTTCACCAGTATTTTTAAGCCTCAATGGAATGTAAATAAATTCTACGGCTTTTACTGGTTCTATCGCAATGTCCAAATATAGTTCATTTCTATCTATTCTTGCTGGTGTATTGTTTGACTCATCACAAACTACTAAGAAGTCATACAATGCTCTTTGAGATACTAATTCAAGCATCAAACTATCAGTTTGGGCTTTGATCTCATCACGTGTAATCTTATCGTTTGGTTCAAAGATATATGGTTTAGCAAGTTTTTTAAGTTGTGATCTTAGATATACAACTAAACGTGCAACATTGATTCTATCTAAAGCACTAGCATTTGCGGCTCTAGTTTTTTGACCAAAGTTTACTAAACCTGCACCTGTTAAGAATGTTATTGGGTTTACATTTACCTGCTGTAAAGTATCACGCTGTCCTTCATTTAAAGCTATTGATTTAAATTCGCCTTCTGAATCAATAAAACCTGAAGCAGTTGCGTTTGTTACACCACCACGTCTTGTTCCTGCTGGTGCAAACCATGGAAACGAAACTTGGTCACTTAATGCAATAGTTCTTAGTATTGCGTGACTTGGTGGAACAATAATGTTTTTACCTGCATTGTCGCTTGTAAATAAGCTAGGATAAAATACACCTAAGTATTCACTACTTGTTACAAGTCCGTTGTCATTATCTTCTACTGCAAGATTAACGTTTTTACCCCAGTTATTTAATGTAGTTGCATCTGAAGTTAATCTGAACGGTGAATCACCAACGATAAATGCTGTTAAGCCTCTATCATTATTAAGTGAATTCATTTCGCCAATTAATTCAGGATAACCAGGACAAGCTAATAAGTTAAACAATCTTGACTCATCATCTCTAATGTCTTGGTTGCTGTTTACCATTGCCTGAAGTGCTTGTATAACAACTTTTCTTTGTGCTTTTCTACCAAAAGATCCTGAACCATCTGTTTGATTAGCTGACTCAGTAACCCATCTGTGTGGATAATAAGCTGTTTGGCTCTCATCGCCCATTCTAACATTTTTGTCAGTTAGAACTACATGATTACGTACAAATTTCTTAACATTAAATCCGCTTCTACGTAAGTTCCAAAGCAACATGCCTTTTGGATATAAAGCTGGATCTGGACAGTCTGTATCTAAGTGATCGCTTACTAATAGTTCTGGTATAGTACCGGATGGTGCCGCAGTGGCAGTACCACCTGATGTACCAAATCTTGCATCAGCAAAAAGTATACCATCTTCTGTAGTTTGATCGCTTTCGTCTAATGCAATCCACTTACCTAAGTCAGCATTATATCTGTGTACTTGAGGATATGCTTCTAAGTCTGCTGTACTAATCCAAAGATCGCCTGTGACCAACGGAGTAGTATCAGACTGTTGTGTTGGCTCAGTAGCACTTACAATTGGTCCTAATGGATCAGCACTAGAATAAACATTCTGGTAACCTTTCCAAGTAGTACCGTTGTGTACTAATATGTCAACTTCATCAACAAGTGAACTGTACCATAATCTACCATTTGTTGTTAAGGCAGTTGGTGCATTTGGTCCTGCTGTGTAAGTTAAAATCTTCCAATTAGAAGCATGGAAGTCTGATGCACTATCACCAGTTGGTGCTGTATAAAGATTTGCAGTACCTAACTTTGTTGTGTAGTTATATGCTGAAAAACCAATGTTTTGTAAAGCACTTGATGTATCTTTAATTCTAATCTCACCACCGTCATTGTGTGAAATTACAACTCTGTTACTTGCATCAACTGTTGCAACAATGTTTGTAAAGCCTTTGGCATTAATTGCATCTGCAATTAGGTCTGCATCTGAAGTTGCGCCAGTGGCTGTAAATGCAACAGTTTGGTGTGCATTCATAGCCTCTTGTCCTACAATGCTTTCTGCCATTGTAAACGTTTTGGCACCTGCCGCAATCGAACTTGCTGTTACAGCCGAAGATGTAATAGTTGTTGCACCAGTGGCATTCCTTGCAAATAATGTGAAGTCGCCTTCTTCATCACCTGCTAAAGTAGTATTAACTTGAATGTACACTTGACCTAAAATTAAGTTGATTCCGCCACCTGATTTATCTATATTGTATAAAGCTGAATTGTGTGTTTTATACAATGGTGCAGATTGTGTAGCCCATAATTTTGTTGTGCTATTGTATTTTTTAACACTATAATTTGCACCAAGATTTGCATCTGTAGTTTTTAACCAAACAGAGCCAGTTGGTCTTGATTTAGTGTCTGCTGTTTTAAATTCTGGAACCTGTGTATGTGGTTGAATTACAAATTGTGGAGCATAGTAAGTACCTGCTGTAATACCTAAATCAGCAAGTAATGTACCAGAAGCACCAGCACTAATTTGTATTGCACCATCTTCATCGGTTGAACCATCAGTTGTTGATGTACCATTACTGTAAATTTCTAATTTACCATCAACTACTGCTGAAGTAATACCAGTAATACCTGCGGCATCAATTGCTGTTTCCATTGCTGAAACAGTTGTGCCTGAAATTGTTACAGTAGTTCCATTAATAATAATTGTTTGTCCACTACTTAATGTTGGATTTGCCGCTGAGCCTTGTATTGTTGGCCAACTAGCTACCCAAGCCTGTGTACCAACTTTTACCCAAGTACCTGATTTGTTTTTGTAATAGATCTTGTTGACAGTTGTTGTAGTTA